GTGCACTGCGAAATGCACCCCCTCGAGCGGCCCAAGGGCCACTCAGAGAGGAGGTACAATCCTCCTCTGGGCTTTTCGGCCCTCCCACCTTCGTGTTAGAAGGTGGGCTTCCACGCGAGCTTTAGCTTGACGGCTCGCGGTCGTCCGCTACGCGTCAAGTGATCGTCTTTCTCGTTTCCGGGATTGACGAGGCACTTGAGCAGGGCAGCATAGTCAGAGATCTCGTTTTCCGGGATCTCGGCATGTACCATGTACCCCCTCGCAAGGGGTACTTGATAGTCTACACAGTAGGCTTCTCCCGAAGGAGGTAGCTCGTTGTGCAGCCTGCCTAGCAAGGAAGAAGACATCTCAACGATGGGGTACCGTCCCTTTAGTATTCGGGACAACTCCTCATCGTAGAGCGCCACAGTCCCCAGAAGACCAGCAGTATAAAACTGGTTCCTGGTGGCCACGGCTGAAGCAACTTCCTTCGCGTCGCGCAGTGAGCGAGGAAAACCGTACCGGATCTTCGTGATAGAAACATCACGGCCGGCCCAGTACTCCTTGCCGCAAGACTCTCTGAACAAGCCAGTCCAGAAAGACTTGCGTCGATTGACACGGAAGCCGAACGCTTCCAAACAATCGATCACTGTTTCAGCCGCTACGGAGGGACAGATTATGTCATCTCCGTAGACACGCACCGCATCCTGACCCAAGTTTTGTAAGCTTGAGACGGATGCACGGACAGACACTGCTCTATGGACCCCAACTAGGGTGACCGCCGTAAAGACGATCGCCTCAATCGGGAACGTAAGAGCAGACCCCATCGAAGCAAACTTGAGGAGGGGGATTACCCTTCCATCAGGTAGCATAGCTCGCGTCGAACGACAAGCCTGGACCGCCTCATTGAGATGCGGCCAGTCTTCGAGGATTGCCTCGACGAGCCAGTTGGGTACGCGGTCACTTGCTTCGCTAAGATCTAGCGTGGCGAGTGCCCCTTCACAGGACGCGTAATGCGCCATAGCCTGGTTAGGCCATTGGTGTGTGAACCCAGTGAAGAGCGAGGAAATCGGATGCGATTCGATTCCCTCCACGAGTGGCGCGGCTATAGCCTGCTGCACATATTGCATTGCAGTCGGCTCAGCAGCGATGATTCGTGGCGTAACCTGTGTCTTCGGGACGAGGATTACCCTTGTAGGGATTTCCTTGTCCGGGGGTAGGAGTGTCACCGGGTATTCCTCCCGGGCCAAAATGCTGTGCTGGGCGTATTCCCTATGAGGGAAGAGACGCTCCAAACGCAGCGGCCACGTGGGGAACGTCCACTTCTGATTACCCTTAAGGTAGTCAGCAGTGGCACCGGGCCCGTGCTTGGGTATGAGCTCGGCTTCATGGATTTGATAATCCACGTCGCTAAGAACGTCCCCGAACACGAGAGCGACCATCCTGCGAACTTCGCCTAGCAAGCCTCCTCCGAAGAGGGGGGACTCACTAGGCGGTGTCACAAAGGGCGGTCAAGCTCCTTGTCAACCTCGACGTAGCTGTCGATAGCACGCTTCTCTGCCTTGGCAGGGGCTGGGGCCTTCTCTTTCGAGAAAAGACCACACAGCTGACGCACGCTAAAGATAGCATCCGCCATACGATCCGCATCTTCCTCTGAGGAGGGAGACGAAAGAACGCATGGCGGCTGGTGCAGGATGTACGGGTAGACGTGATTTGGATTTTGAACGCCGGGAGCCCCATAGATTTCAGGGTTCTCGGCATTCACGTCTACACCGTTGTTCAGCAACCTGTACCATTCGTCAGGTTCCATGAACAGCCGGCGGGTGAATCCGCTCAAAAAGAGCGGCACTCCCCAGTTCATCTTCTTCGTCTTCACATTGTAGTCGGCGGACCCGGGGCTCAGAAGTACAGGGAGCCCCAAGGTCCGACGACGGAAGCCGACGAACATGTCTGTGGAAAGCTCCCCAACCGCGAGAGACCTTTCGAGGTCCTTCGCGAATTGGGGCAGAGTGACAGTAAAGAAACTGTCACCCTCGGCTGACACACGAAGACGCGCATACTCGGCGTCTTCACGGGTGCTGACTGAGCACGTGTTCCCAAGATCTTCGAGAACACTCAGCCAGATTTCACTTCGGTTTTTCATCTCAGTCCCCTTTCTGGGGTACAGGAGTCCTATCCGAAGTTTGCAGAACCCGCCCTCACTCATTACTGAGTAGAGGGCGGGTCCCGGACTCACGACTCGAAGGCCAACACCTTATCGGTGTTGGTCGAGGTACCGAACCAGTCGGTGAGAGCCTTGACATTCAGCTTCTGCTCAGCGAGCGTGAAGCCGACGTCAGGCGCATCGACGATCAGGTACGCAGACATCGAGTAGACCTTGCTGACCCCGTCAAGAAGAGGGTCAGCAGCGGTCTTGTTGATGTCGAGTCGGACCGTGTGACGGTTGCGCTTCCCCTTGACATGAGTCAAGGTGAACACAAGACCGTCAGCCGCGGATTCGTAAATCGCGCGGCGGTTGCCGACGTCGACCCTTGGAAGGGTCTTCGCAACGGCGTTCACGGTAACGGTCTGGGGATCTGCAAACATGGAGTGTGACTTTCTGACTGGGATGGCGACCAGGATTGGCCACCACCTGTTGCACCCACCGTTGTTGACGGCAGGGTAACACAGGAGGAGGGTCTCTCCTCCGGCTTCACATTCGGCTGATGCCGAGTGCGGCCAGGATCGAAAGCTGGCGACCGGATAGGTCACCGAACTTCTTTCCAAATCCGAAAGGATTCGCTAGCCGACGTTGGTGGGTCGTGTAGGTCTTCTTTGATGTTATCGTAGTCGACTTCCACTCTCCGAACCGCATTGGTCCGGTCCACGTCTCTTCGCGCTCTGTCGTGGTTTTCGCCATGACGAAGCCATAGGGCATGACAAGGCCATCCTGCTTGAATGCAGTGATGTTCTTAGCCACGTCACCTATGTTCACGAAGTAGTCAGCTAGCCAGGAATAGCCCGTTAACTCCCACACCGTGTCGATGCCCGGCCGGATCCCGTATAGGTGATCCAGCTCGGCCACCGTACGCCTCCACCCTGAACGGGGAAGGTAGTAGGTGAAGGCACCACTAAACCAGATCTTGGTTTCTGTGGTTGTTGTGCGAGTTAACGTGCCGACTTGTGCCAGTCCACTGACCGAACCCCCAAGCGGGGCGGGTGCAGTGCTGCTCTGCAACGAAGTTGTCGTTGTTTGAGGAGGAAACTGGTACTGTCGACGGATCCACCGACCGGAATCCCGTTCATACTGACGCAGCAGTGCGTCATGCTGACGAGCAACGGCGGCCAATTGCTTGGCGTCGTTGATGAGTGGTAAGTACCCGAACTGAATGTTAAGGTACTCGCTACCCGGATTCCCTTGTGAGCCTGGCAGAGTGGGTAAGCCCTCTCTGTAGAGCTCAGCAACACTGGATGAGAGATCGACCAGTGGGTTGGTGGGGGAAACACGAGCGATAGCAGTAGTCCCATAAGCATCCATCTGAGTAGATGGTACCATGGGTGCGTTCGTCGTGACGATGGCAGCCGCTCCATTGTACGTTTCAGAAGACGCATTAGGCGTGAGATCTGACAAGAAGCCCGCAGAAGCGGACCAAGTGCCAGATGCACGACGCCATGTCGTCCCATCCACGTACGGAGCGAGGTTGTCACCGAATTTGTCCACATGAAGCTTGGTGTGAGCAAATTTTCCTCCGATATTTCCTGTGGTATGACCTAGAAGGCCATACGGGTGACCGCGCGACTCCTTGGTTTCCACCAGGTTATAAAACTGCTGGGTTCCACCACCGGAGCCGCCCGAGAAAGAGCTGTACTCATGAGTAAATTCTACTCGACGAGTGCGGTTCTCAAACGGGGATGTCAACTTACGCGTGGGGTCTTCCGACTCCTCGTCGTCCGCGATATACATGCGGGTTGGCATTTGGTCACTCCTCTCGAAGAAGCAAGGGATGCTTGGCTAGCACCCTGGGGCCCCTTCGGGGGCC